TTGAACGAAAAGTTTGTGCCTAGGAATGTTAGCGTTGAGTTTGAGAGGTTGAGAGTTGATGACCATGACGCATACAATCATATTGTCTTAGGTAAGTGGGATGATAATACAGAAGGTGCCATATTCAAAAGGCATGAGGTAAACTGGTTTAAGATGGCTGACCTGAACACAGAGAATGTAGAGATGAAGATAGGATTTATAGATGTTGCAGACGAGGGAACTGACAGCTTGTCGATGCCTATTGGTTATTTGGTAGGAGATATAATATACATTGTCGATTGGTATTTTGCAACGGACAATACAGATATAACGATACCAACTTCATGCACATTTTCAGATTACCATAAACTTAATTACTTAGGTGTGGAAACGAATGGTGTTGGGGCGGTATTCGCTAAGGAGGTACTAAAGAACATTAGGTCGAACACACAGATGATGTTCATCAATCAGAAATCAGGTAAGCACACAAGGATTATTGCTAATGCAGGAGGTGTTAAGAGAAAATTTGCGTTCAGGGAGGATGTGATATTCGGTAGCGACTACGATAGAGCGTTAAGGGAAATGTTCAGATACAATAAAGATAAGTCATTGAACGACCACGATGACGCACTAGATAGTATAACAGGTCTTAAATTACTATTCGAGGACTTAACAGGAACGTAACTGTTAAAAAAACTTTACTTTTTTATTCGGTAGTAAATAAAAATTAAGTAATTTAACTAAAATTTTTGGTTATGTTTCAGGAGGTAATAGATCGGTTGGAGAATATCTACGGATATGACATGGATGCTTGGTTTGAAGAAGAAAAAGAAGCACCTAAAATATTGCAAGACATAATCTCTGCGACAACAGAAATGCTTGTCTTAATGAATTAACTTGCAAATTACAAAAAAAATCATAATAATAGCACATTATGTGGAAAATTTATCATAATTTTGAAATGTAAAAATATATAATGGGATTACTGTCTTTTTTTGAGAGGTATCGCAATGGATCGGTCTTTTATGCAAGGCTGAATAATGGGAAATTACTTACAAGCGACCTGAGCGATAAACTAGAGGTGGCAAGGACAAATCCTGTTCTTATGCCAGCAATACAACTGATAGCTACGTACTTTGCAAGTGCGAAATTTTACGAAACTGATAATAGTGGGAAGTTAGTAAGTGAATCGAAGATGATAGGTTTATTGAACAGACCTAATCCACTTCAAAATTCAGATGACTTCCTAAAACAATTTATTTGGTACAAGTATGCAGCAGGTTTCGACTACATTTATCCTGTTAGCTCAGGTTCGGACAAGCAAAACATCAACAATATACAATATCTTTACAATTTAAAGCCAGATTTAATAGAGTTTGACAAAGATTTCGAGAAGGGATTTATTCGTTCAAAGAGTGATTTAACGAAATTTAACAGTCAAAAGATAATTTACGACAAGGATGGGCAGAATCTCAAACTAAGTGTGGGTGATATTCTGCCTTTTTATGATTTAGCGAATGGTCTTATCGATAACCCAATGATGTCGCCAAGTAGGATTGACGCATTGAAAATGCAGATAAGTAACATTCAGAGGGCTTGTGATGCTAAGAATATAGTGATACAGACCAACGGGAAGGAGTTAATAACTAACGAAACGGTAGGGAATGTAGCAAAATTACCTCTTAATCCGCAAGAAACGCAGGAAATAAAGAGGTTATTAGATGCAAAAGGTGGAGAATATGGTGTTGGAAGCAATAAATCACGATCAATCGTAACAAATTCCGCTTTAAAGCACCAATCGTTACATATTCCGTTAAAAGATTTAGGATTAGATGAAAGTGTGATAAAAGACGCACAAACAATCATAAATGCGCTGAATATACCACCTGAGTTGTTTTCACTTGATGGAACAAGCTCTACGTTTGAGAACCAGGAGAAAGCTGTGATACATTTCTTACAAAGTAAGATTCAGGTTGAGTTGGATGACTTCACAGACACATTCAACGATGTATATAAGACAAGGTTGGTCGCAAAACTAGACCACTTACCAATAATGAGGTCTAATGAGAAGGCAAAAATAGCATCTCTTAGATCGTTAGCTTTTGGATTGAAGATATTAGTAGAGGCAGGAATACTAAGCGTTCCAGAAGCAAGGGATGAATATTTTAACAAAGTAGATTTGATATGAAAAAAGTCAATAACTTAGATGATTTATTAAAGAAGTTTGATAAAAAAGACGATAAGTTAAAGAAAAAAATTGAGTTAAAGAGAAAGAACTTCAATAAAATACAGAAAAAATGACGATAGGTGAAATGGTGGCTAAGAAAGCCGAGTTGATAGAGTTAAAGAAAGCTGCGATAAAGTACACAGACACAAGTCAAGGTAGTGTTATAAAGACTGGTTCTATTGGAAAAGCAGACAATAAGTTTAAAGATACAGAAGATACGGTATATAGAACAATTATTGGAAATACTTATAACTGGATGGACAGCCACGATGACGTTCATGTTAAGGGTTGTTTTTCTAAGAGTATAAAAGAGAGGTCAGATAAAGTTTTTCACTTACACGACCATGAGTATAAATTAACATCTAGAGTTGGTGAACCACAGGAAATATTAGAAAAAGACATTTCTTGGAAAACGCTAGGTGTTGACATGGAAGGAGAAACAACATCACTCTTAATGTTATCGAAAATAAAAAAGAGTTACAACGAGATTATTTTTAATGACTATAAAGAAATGAAGATAGACCAACATAGTGTTGGTATGAGATATATAAAGGTTGAACTTGCTGTTAATAACGAGGAATATGAAGATGAGTATAAAAACTGGTCGCAATATTACGGTTCAATAGCTAATAAAGAGCGAGCAGATGAGGTTGGTTATTTTTGGATTGTCAAAGAAGCTGCATTAATTGAGATTAGTGCTGTTTTAATGGGTAGCAACCCAATCACAGGAACACTACAACCAGAGAAATCTATTGTAGAGAGTAAAGAAGAAGTCGCTGACGCACTTCATAAGAGTATTAAGGAATATTATAAAAATTTAATTTAGTATGAAATTTAAGGAATTTTTAACAGAAAAGAACATTTCTGAGGATGCGTTCAGCGAAATGACACCTAAAGAAATGGCTGAGTTGCATAACGAGTATGCGGATAAGCGTTATAGCGAACTAGAAGAAAAATTGAAAACTGCTGACAAGAGCGAAGAATTAGAAACGCTTAAAGCAGAATTGGCAAAAAGCCAAAAAGAAGTGGGAGAGTTAAATGAAAAAGTAATTGAAAACGGATTAGAGATGAACAAGATTAAAGAAAGTGGAGATGCTGCTAAAGTTGAAACTTTGGAACAAGCTCTTAAATCTCACTTCGAAAAAATCGAAGATGTGATGAAATCTGATTGGAACAAAGTTACCAATTTTACTGTAAAAGCTAACGTACTTGCAAGTACAGCTATTACTGACAGCACTATTGCAATGAGAGATACAACTTTATCTCCACTAGCTTACAGAAACCTTACAATGTACAACTTATTCAGAAAAGTACAAGTAGGTGCTGACAACGGAGGTATTGTAAGATACATCGACTGGGATACTGCTACTACTGCTAGAGCTGCTGCGATGGTTGCTGAGGGAGCTGCTTTCCCTGAATCAACTGCTGCATGGCAAGAGTATTCAATCGCTTTGAAAAAAGTTGGTGATACTATTCCGTTATCAGAAGAAATGGCATTTGACCACGCAAGATTTGCTGGTGAATTGGAAAACTTCCTAAGAGTAAACGTTGAGTTGGTAATTGACGATGAATTATTGAATGGAACAGGTTTAACCACTCATTTGACTGGTCTTGACACTTACGCACCAACATTTACTGCTGTTGCAAGTGGAATCACAGACGCATCATTCTATGATTTAGTACCTGTTGTTGCTGCTGATATTACTTTTGGAAAAGGAAGCAAATACCAGCCAAACGTTATCATTATTAACTTGAAAGAAGCTAATAAGTTCAAATTGAAAAAAGACGCTAACAACAACTATATCATGCCACCTTTTGCAA